ACTCATATCTTTTAGAATGTTACGAAGTTGAGTCTGTAGACCTGTTAGCCTTGTACCTTTTACAAGTGGCTTATTTGCTACTGCTACAGGAACCACTAGTTTTTCCGAGGTACCACTTACAACCTTAGTGCCATCTGCTAGAACCTTGAAAGTAGGACTCTTTTTTATTATTCCATATTTAGCATAAAAAGCTTGTACTTCCTTGTCCATTTCGTTAAAAGTGTCTTTAAACAACTTAACAAGGTCCTTTCCGCCCATATCGCCTATTTTAGCATTCCGCTTTGATATTGCTTCGAATCTATCAGTCCAATATTCTTCTGTCCTTGTCTTTACTGGCATTATTCATCACACCCCTAGCTCTTCAAATATCTTTTTCATTTTAGGGTACATTATCGCAATCCAATCAACATTCTGCTCGTTGTGGTCACCGCAATTTTCTGCGAGTCCACTCTCAAATAATAAAGCGTGTATAACTTCATGTCTAATAATTGTTTGTTTTAGTGATTCCATGTTTCGTATTTCCCCTGACTTCGGTTCTTCGGACAAAGTTTTACATATTTTAATTTCTTTGGTTGTTTTATCGCAGGAACCTTCGCACGTTTCTAAATACTCATGCTCTATAATTTCATAGTCTGTACCTAAAACATTTATTTTTTTCATTATTCATCACCAAACCCCATGTTATTATCGATATCGGTAGCGTTTTGCTCCTTTTCTTGCTTTAATAACTCTAGTTCTGCATCAACATCATTTACAAACGGATTGTTAGCCAGTCTAGTTCTGTGGGAGACCTCTCCAACCAACAACATTATAGTTTCAACAGTTTCTTTAAGGTTAAATATAACCGACTTGTTGAAGGTATACTTTATAGATTTATAATTGTAATCAGTTTTATCTCTTTCATTTATAAACTTAACTACAAAGTACATGAAATCACTTAATGAAGATTTAAGTTTTGTAATAGACTGATTAGCCTTTAGCTCTAACCCTGTGTATAGTGCTTGTATAGCCACATTAGTAAGTGAGCCACCAGCAAGCTTTGATTCATCTACACCTTGACCAACTTCGTATATCTTACCCTCTAGCCATTCCATAATAGCCATGCGTGCTTCTTTTGGTATTTCTAGTGTTTTAGGTTCAGCGTTTGCCCCACTCTCAGTAGATAGACTTATAGCTTTGTATTCTTGTAAGTTTCTCATGAACTCGTCTAGTCCAGTACCTTCATATCCTTTAAGCACCCATATAGCAAGTTGAATGTCTTTTAAATCGTTCATGAATCCGCTTGATACTAAATCTAGTGCATCTATATATCTCTTGATAGGAACTAAATCAGAGCGTTTGAATTGGTTGTTCCAGTATGATACTTGTGGCACTTTACCCCAACCGTTACCCTCTACACCTTTCGGCATAACTTCGCTAAATGAATTAAGTTGTGAACTATCAACACAATTAGTATTGTATGTGTACCAATGATACTCAGGGTTGTTACCTACACCCATAGTGCCTGGTACTATAAGGTTGAAAACAGTATTCCCAAATGCGTCCGTCTCTTCTTGAAATCTTGTTACCTTTTCCTCGTCCCATACTTCTACTCTTAAAGATTCTTCTATTTGATCGTCTTTTACCCATTCAATAGAATAATACCTAATACTCTGTACTATCTCCTTTTGGTATGTAGTATCTGTAATAAATATCATTTGTTCAGCTGGTATAATGCAATATCTGAAATCACCTTTAGAATCAATGTAAGGTTGCAATACTTCTTGTCCTTTGTTTGCTGACCCTAGGATCCATTGTTGAATTATATCATGCCATTCTTCACCTAATAGGTCACTTACTTTATCAACTAGGTCTGTTTCGTCAGACTCCATTGTAATAGGTTTAGAAGCCATGTATCCAACCTTTTGGTCTGTTAGTTTCTTTTGCATATTATTTACTATATGCTCATTAGATTTATTATGGTCAATGTACTTACAACCATTTACATAGTATTCTCTTGGATCGTTAGTTAAAATATCATTAACTGAATTGTAGTAATTTACCCCTTTTACCATTTCTGATTTTTCTTTACTCGATTGATCTGCTTGTATGATGTCTTTCAACATATCGCTAGTAGTTACGCCACCTGACAAATCGATATTTTTACCATTTACAATACCCACTGTATCTCCTCCTTATTTTAAGAACCCAAAACCTTTAGTATTAACACCCTCTACCGCATATCTCAATGCGTCTATTAAGTGATTATCCTGGTCTACTGGTACCGCTAGAACATTACCGTTTTTATCTTCTTTCCATTTATACTTTGAAAACTCCATTTTAGCATTTACACAACTAGTATGGATAATTATTTCTAATGATTTCAAGAACTTGATTCCATGTTCGATAGAGCCTTTACCTTTTTTAGCTGACTTGGCTCTAATCCCTTGTGTTTTAAAGTCACTTACAGACTTAGGCTCTGCACTATCACAAGTAACTATTTCATTACTAACTATACGCTTTATTTCTTGTCCTGATATATCGTTACTAGCTTCGTATAGATAACGCTCGTCATAAATATATAACTTTTTACGCATTTTATCATAATGACACCGTATAAATGCGAATGGATCCGTACTGAATCCCCAGTCAACACCGTTTAGGTTATTATCGAACGTAGGAATTAACTCAGTCAAGTCTTGCATAATCCAGTTAGTAAATATTAAAGCACCTAGTACACCCCAGTTACCCAACGTATAAACTTCATGATAATACTTGTCTGTTTCGCTCTCTAAAGCTTTTATATCATCAGGAGTTAAATACTTGTTATCCTTGTAGGTAGTCTTTAAAATAGATATATCGCCATATTCTGCGTACTGTTTAGTGTCGTCCCACTCTTTGAAAAACTCTGTATATAACCAATGGTCTTTCATAACAGGATTAAATATGAACGTCATTCTTTTAGAAGCGTTAGACTTACCACGCAAACGCTTGTCTAATTGCTTATATGCCTTGTAATCTGTTTCTGTAGCTTCTTCAATTATTACATCAGTGATTACCCCTTTAACTGGAGTGATTGACTTTATCTTCTCAACATCATCAAGTCCAGCAAATAGTATTTGTCTATCGTTTAGTGTGCAAGTTATAACCATATCGGATTTATTGACATTAAAGTGGTCCTTAACCTTAAAAGCTGTAATAGCCTTTATAATCTCATTAAAAGCTGACCTTTTTAATGTGTTTTGAGTGTGTCTAACTATTAAGTAGTTTCTGTCACCCTTTAGTATATCAAGTATAGTCCTTTGACCTAATATAGCAAATGACTTTCCACTTGATGAGCCGCCATAATAGAGCTGATATCTGTGATTGTTATTAAACCCTTTTTCTCTATATATCTTATTGAATATCTTTGAACTAATTTTAAGTTTAATCATCTTCTGAAATCTCTATAACTACAGTGCTGTCAATCTTTCCTGAATGTTCCACTTTATCGGTAAATAGTTTTAAATGTTTACCCAGTAATTCGTTAGTTTTATTTCTCCCAGTCAGTGCCGCACCATCTATGCCGATAGGATTTCCGTTTTCATCTTTCGATATCATCAACTCTTTACATGTATCCCGAGTCTCTAAAATGTCATTAAGTATATTCTCGGCTGTTATTTCGGCTTTTTTAGCTCTTTTATCCATCAATTTTTGTACATATTCTTGAATGTTAGCATTTGTCAACATTTCACTAGCCATCTGCCTTGCACTGTTTTTAGCGTAACCAGCTCTTATTGCAGCTTGTGTGGCATTAAGATCGATCAGATACTCTTTGCAAAATTTTTTCTGTTTGTTCGTAAAAGCCATGCAATTACCTCTCTTTCATTTTTATTTTCTTTAGTGTTATTATACACCCTTAGGGATTAAATGTGAAATATGGGTTGTTTTTAACGTTTTTTGCATAAAAAAAGACCACTAATGTGATCTCAATTTACTTATTATAACTGTTTCTTTCTAAGTTTCATCCATAACATCCATAACTGACCTTTTGTTCTCGCTCCACATATAGGACACCTAGTGTTAAACTTCACTAGATACCATATCGCATATAGCACAGGTACTATTCCGAATGTAAACAACCACCCAAATATAAATAGAGGTAAGTTAAATTTTTTAGTCGGTTTTACTTTTCTCCCACAGTCTTTACAATATCTTTTCATATTCTCTCTCCTTTTTTTATATCACCTATTGTGATTATCCTCTTTGTTCTGT